CACCAAAGGTAGCTAACTGTTGCTGAACTCTATTAACAAATGTTGTATAGTGTTTAGATAAATCATCAACGGTTGCAAACTTTTTATCTAATGGTGTAAGAGGGTCAGGTTTACCATCAACTGCTTGCTCATAAGTAGGAGGTTCATTTAAGAGTTGTTCAGTTAATGTTTGCTGTTCTTTTAAGTCCTCAACAATCTTATAAATTTCAACAATATCACCCTTAGTGTTTCTATATTGTTTGTCTAAATCAAATAAATTTTTCTTTAAACTCCCAATACTATCATCATAATCTTTAATTTCAGGAAGACTATGAATTTCTAATTGTAATTTATTGAAGTAATCTTTCAGTTCTCTATTAGAACTACGATACTTTTTATTAGATTCTGAAATCGTAGCATCAATATTCTGCTTAGTTTCGTTAAGCTTACTTAATATACTTTTCTTTAATTTTCTATCATCATCTTTGAATTCCTTATGGTGTGACCAAATTCTATCTGTTGCATCCTTTATCTCTTCATAGATTTTATCTTTAGTTTCATTTAAATGCTCACTTACTTCTTTAATTTCAACTCTTTTTTCAAAATCCTTAGTATCAAGATTTTCTGTTAGATCATGGATATCCGAATCGAATTGAGTTTTAAGATCTTTTAAATGATCTTTTACATTAACAAAGTCATCATCAATTATACTAAAGGTTTTTCCAATCCATGAAAAATCAGGAACCTCATTTACCTCATTTACCCATTTTGGGAAAGTAGGAATTTGATCCCTGACCTCATCGATAGCCTCACATATTGATTTTATTTCACCTTCATAATACTTGGGTTCAGGAAGATTTTGAATCTTCTCTTCAATAGCATTTAATTGTTCATCATAGTATTTTACTTCAGGAAGAGTTTGAATCTCTTCTCTTACTAAATCAATTTGCTTACATATTGCTTGTACTTCTGCATCATAATACTTTACTTCTGGAACTTCTGGAATACTTTCTTTTAATTCTTCTAGGTTCTCAGAAAGTTCTTTAAGTTCATTATCATAATATTTAATTTCTGGAATATCAGGGATACTTTCCCTAACATCATTAACCATTCTAACTAACTCACCCCATTGAGGTGCTTTGATTAGATCAACTGTTTCAATTTCAGTTGGCACATAATCATCTTGCCAATTATCCGTTTTTACTTCTTCTTCTATTTCTTCTTTTTCTACAAAATCTTCTACAGATGGTAAATCCTTTTCCTCAGATATAAACTGATCTACTGAGGGTAATTCTTCCGAATTATTATCTAAATCTTCTATAGATGGCAAATTTTCAATATTGTCTTCCGACATGTTATGAGTAGCTTAGGTACTTTGGGATTTCTCTCCCGTTAAGTTTATTTATTGTCGTTTGGAAGTCCAGTTTTTATGAGTTTAGCAAGTTCAGCAGTAGACCCTACAAATAATGCATTATTAACTGTATTTGGTCCTTTAGATACTTGCTCCTCATTTACATCTTTTAGTTTTTTCTGAAGATCCATCAACTTATCAGTGGCATCAGAAACACTCTTAATTAATTGACCTGCTACCTCATATGCTCTTGGCATGTCACTCTCTTGAGCAAGTTCAAGAATTCCGTCAATTGCCTCTTGTCCTTTTTCAATTATAGAATATAGATTACCTCTTGTATATTCATAATCTCTTGTAATATCATCTTTAGTAATCGGAGGTTTTTGTATCCCAACAGGTTCTTTAACTTCAATAGAATCCACTTCTACTTCTGGAGTAATATTAAAGGCATCATCTAATTTTTTCATTTTTATAAGAAGGATCCATCAAATCCAAAATCATCTCCAACTTCGATTAGAGAATTGGTAGTAGCAGTAATAAGATTTACTCCAGCACCCGAAACGTGTGCGGTAGGTGCAGTTCCATCTTGACCTCTCTTAACAAACAACTTATTACCACTCTTCTTATCAACATAGATGGACTCACTATCAACAATTACATATGAATTTAATGCAATACCAGAAGAATCATTAACCTCCATCAATGTACCCTCAACACCCATATCTTCAGATAGATTAGTGGTTACATCATTATCATAAGCCTTAGTAGCACGAGGAACAACAGAGTATGTAACATCTCGTGTTGGAGTCTTGGTAGTACCACCAACAACGTATCCAATTTTTGCAGACCTGATAAGATCTTTGGATGCAGCTGCAGTATCTCCAACAGGACCAAAGAGGTATGTTTTTGCTGTAAATCTAAATGTATAAATTAATGATCTACGAGTTGTAAAATCTCCCTCATAATCATCTTCCATTGTAATGTTTTCAATGATAACAGGAATATCCCTTTTCTCTCCAATAGTACTTACAAGGTCAACACTTAAATTATAGGAAGGTTGGAAATATGGCAATATCTGTTCTACAATCTGAAGCATATCATCATTCAACTTCGTAAATACTGAAAGTTCAAAAGACATATTATAAGGAACAGGCATATATGTCTTTCTAATAGCCGTTGCAATCCCCACTGTTTGTGATTTAAATGTTTGAGTTGTTGTAACTTTCCTCGATCCATCATATTGCAAACCAGTAAATTCAAACGACATTCTAGGTAATGTCACTGAAGTTGGTTTATTAAGATCAGGAGATTGTTGTAACCTTGCTAAAAACTTCTGAGTAGGTCCATATGCAAGAGGAACTCTGATAGTGCTTACAACATTATCATCAGAATCTTCGTGCTGAATTTCTATTCCATTAAAAAGGGTTCCAAACGAAATAATCGTTCTTCTCAATATTTCGTGATAAAAATACTCAAACATTTCTATAAACCTATTGTATTATATTTAGGGGGTTCCGAATGGATTCTTTTCACTGAAGTCCAAAATAGAATCTGCTTGAGTTTCTATTTCTAAATTATCAGGATATTGACTGACAGTATTATCTAATTCTTCTCCCTTCAACTGATATACAGCTCCACTTTCTTCCCCAGTGATATTTTCTCCTGCAATGAAATCACCTGTAGTGTTAGAGATTACCAATACACCTGTTACGGCATTCCATGTCTTCACCAGTGCCGTCTTACTACTCTGAGATCCAGTTACAGTCTCATTATCTATAAAGTCTCCTGTACCCGCCATATAAGGGGATCCAATGGTAATGGTAGGTGCAACAGTATAACCAGCACCAGCATAAGACATGTAAACATTGGAAATGGTTCCTGCAGAACTTACAACCGCAATAGCAGATGCAGTGGTTCCAATACCAGGTCCACTAATGGTTACAGAAGGTGCGGTAGTATATCCAGAACCACCATCGGTTATAGTTACAACTCCCACAACATTATCACTAATTATAGTGGTTGCAGCAGCTCCAACACCATCACTGGTACTACTCAATATAACAACTCCAGGATTAACAAGATATCCAAGACCTGGGTTTTGTACATAGATTCCTTGTACCTTAGAACCTATTTCAGTTCCATCACAATTAATAATTCCATCAAGAAGAGTAGCAATACCAACTGCTTGACCCCCTATTGTTGGAGAAGATGAAATTGCTACATTAGGTGCAGCTGTATATCTTTCACCTCTATCAGTTATAACAAATTGATTAATACCACCAGTAGTTACAACTCCTGCTATTGCTGTTGCAGTGCTTCCTGCAGCCACTAAGGTAAGAGTTCGGAGGTTAAAGTCTACATCAATTGTATCATCAATATCCTCTATACCCGTATCAATAACTTCATCTTCTGGTCTGAATAGTTCACAAGTTAATGTATATACGTAATTTTTCTTTAACTGATAAAATGGTTTCTCATGCTCTACAAACTTAATTTCAAATAACCTATCACCGAATGGAAAATATACTAAATCTCCTTCTCTGGGTCTATCATATATTTCAACATTGGGTAAATCAATATCAGGTAAATTCTTTATCAAAGGGGAAATATAATTTTGATATCTTTCTCTTGATATAGTTACAGTTAATTCCTTAGTGGATTGAATACCAAACTTAGAAAGCATTACGGTATTATCCCCATAACCATCAAAATTTTCTACATATGCCTCAATTGGATAAGAATTATTGAACTTAGATTCAATTACTTCTCTGATAATAGTATTAGTAGTCGCATACTGACGAGGAAGATAATGAACTTCCACACCATATATCGTTAATTGTTCATTAATTAAATCTTGTACAAGACTCTGTTCACTCGATGATCCTTGTAGAAAATAGGGATTTAATGCCATTATCCTATCATATCTAGAGGTGGTAATTCATAAGTATTAGACATCATCTCTCTTATTACTTCCAGATCTTTCATTCCATCTTCATAGATTGCTCGACCATCAAGTTCAACTCCACCAGGAAGTTTTACTCCTTGGAACTTAATTAAATTTTGTCCCCACTGTCTTTTTAAATTAGCTGTAAAATAC